GCGGTCTTTCTCCCATTGGTACGGTAGACGTACAGCCGTTGGTCAGCTCGGTAGATGGAAACGGTCAAGCATGGGCTCATGGAATTATCCACAATGTCCCATATATGCGAATTCAAGGTGGATCGAATGGCGTAATTCTTGATCCAGTTGTCGGTGACATTGGAATAGGAACCGTTTGCGATAGAGACATTTCAACCGTTAAAAGCACTGGCGCAGTAGCAGCTCCCGGCTCAAACCGTAAAAATGATATGTCTGACATGGTTTATTTAATGACCATTATCGGGCAAGCACCTACTCAATACGTTCAATTTAATAGCTCAGGAATTACCATACTTTCCCCCATCAAGGTTACAATAAACGCACCGAATGTCGAAGTAGATGCGTCAACAATGGTGAAGGTAGTTTCTCCAAACGTTGAGATTGACGCTTCCTCAGTTTGTACGATTAATGCACCGTCAATCGTCTTAAATGGTGCGGTAAGTCAGACAAGTGGTGGAGCAGCGACATTTAGTGGCTCAATGACTGTAACGGGTGACGTTACGGCTGCGGGTACAAGCTTGCATACTCATAAACATGGTGGCGTACAAACAGGTGGCGGTCAAACAGGAACTCCAGTATGACGATAATTCACAATACTTTGCTGCTCGATCAGACTGCTTGGGACCTTGTTCTCGACCTCAATGGAAACATTGCCTTAGCTGGCGCACCTTACGCAATCGCTCAAGACGTAGCCTCAGTTACTAGAACCTTTTTAGGGGAATGCTGGTATGACACTACTCAGGGTATTCCCTACTGGCAGCAAATTCTTGGAGAGTTTCCTCCTTTGCAGTACGTTGCTGAGCAACTTCAGGATGCAGCTTTAACAGTGCCTGACGTGGCTGCAGCGCAAGCAACCTTTACGTCCTTTCAAAATCGTTCTTTGGCTGGACAAATTCAAATTATAGATACGGATGGAGTCACAAATAACGTGGCTTTCGGAGGATAAATGAGCACTAACGTACCGTCAATTACATGGACCAATGGCGCACCCGTCCTGCCAGCAGAATCAGATATTCTTGCTGGCGTTCAGGCTGACATCAATGCAGCTTTCGGTGGAGGTGTAAACCCCGGTCTTACAACCCCTCAAGGTCAATTAGCTCAAACAGAAACTGCCATTATTGGTGATAAAAACAATCAAATTGCGTACATTGCCAATCAAGTAAATCCAGCGTTTGCTTCCGGTATTTGGCAAGATGCAATCGGCTATATTTATTTCATGACCCGAATTCAAGCCTCGGGGACAGTGGTAAATGCAACTTGCGTAGGGGCAGTTGGTACAGTTATTCCTTTGGGCTCTATAGCTCAAGACACTAGCGGATACCTTTACGCTTCTACGGCTGCAGCCACAATTCCTTCCAGTGGTAGCGTAACCGTTCAATTTCAGAATCAAACTACGGGTCCGATTGCTTGTCCTATTGGCTCACTTAATAAGATTTATACAGCAGTTGCTGGCTGGAATACGGTATCCAATCCTGCTGTTGGAGCACTTGGAAACAATGTGGAGTCTCGGGCAGCCTTTGAATTGCGTAGACAAGCCAGCGTTGCCGTCAATGCGGTCAACTCGATCCAATCCATTCAAGCTGCAGTTTTGGCGGTTCCGAACGTATTGCAAGCAGTAGTTGTTGATAATTCAACCAATTCAACCGTAAACTATGGCAGCACTAGCTATCCACTAGCAGCGCATTCTATTTGCGTCAGCGTGGCTGGTGGTACGTCTTCAGCGATTGGCACTGCTATTTGGAATAAAAAGCCACCGGGCTGCGGATATAACGGAAATACAACCGTTACCGTTTATGACACGACTTACGCAACCCCAATTCCTTATACAGTCACTTATTTGACTCCAACGTCAACACCTGCTTATTTCACAATAAATATTCAAAATAATCCGTTGTTGCCTTCAAACATTGTTCAGCTTGTTCAAAACGCTGTTTTGGCATCGTTTAATGGTCAAGACGGAGGAACTGCTGTCACTATTAACTCGACAACTTATTCAGGTCGATATTATGCAAATATCAATGCGATTAACTCAAACGTAAACGTCATTGAGGTTTATTTGGGCTTGTCTGCTAGTCCGAGCACTTTATCGATTGCATTCGGTATCGATCAACTTCCAACACTTTCAGCCTCTAATATTGCGGTGGTATTGGTTTAATCATGCAAAATTGGGATCAAACTCTTTTAAGTCAATATTGTGATTCTCCAACGATTGACGGTCTGCTTAGTTCTTACAATAGCGCAGTTGATCCTGCTTCTGATATTGCTAATTTTTACCTAAATATTTGGGATGTCTACACTGCAGTAGGTACTGGTTTAGATATTTGGGGTGCGATTGTCAATGTGCCTCGTTATTTACAAATTCCCGGATCTCCTGCATATTTGGGATTTGATGAGGCTTATCTATCGGGATATGCCACGACAGGTCCGCAGCCATTCGGACAAGCTCCATTTTTTACAAGCGTCAATTCGACAACCACTTATTATTTGTCAGATGACGTTTATAGACAGTTAATTTTAATTAAAGCAGCCGTCAATATTGGAAATTTATCGGTTCCTCAAATTAATCAATTATTGCAAAAGTTTTTTGGACAATCAATTTCAGGAAGTCCTTATGGTGTAGCTTATGTAATTGACACTTTAAACCAAGGATTTACTTATCATTTCAATTTTGTGCCTAATGCGCTGCAACTCGCAATCGTGCAAAATTCGGGAGTATTTCCTAGACCTGCTGGCGTTGCCGTAACCGTTACTTATTAACAGGATAAAAAATGCAAAGTACCAATATCCCTTCAAAGATTCCACTTCCTTTTGCGAATTCTGCAGGATCTTCCTATAAAAATACTATTCCAGTAGCTTCTCAAATTGGCATTACAAACGGTAAAGCTTCTTTGACCGATGGATTCCCTCCGCTTACCTTTCAAGCTATTAGCTCAGGCGGTGTTCCTCCATTCGGAGCTGACTTTAACGGCATTTTGTATGAAATTACTGCAATTCAGCAATGGCAAGAAGCTGGTGGTTTTTTCCCTTTTGATTCTGCTTTTGCTGCAACGATTGGCGGGTATCCAAAAGGTGCAATCGTTCAATCATCAACTTTTGCAGGTCTTTGGGTAAGCACCATTGAAAACAATTCTAATAATCCTGATACGACTGGTACAGGATGGACTTCGTTTGCTTGGGAGGGGACCACTTCTGTTGCTATTTCCTCTACTACAACTACCTTAACTCTGTTGCAATCGGCTTATCCGATTGTATTTTTTACTGGTACTTTGACTGGAAATAGCATTGTTAACGTACCTGCTCAAGCTGGGGAATGGATTTTTGTAAATAGTACGACTGGATCTTATACGCTTACTGTAAAAACTCCTTCAGGTACTGGAGTTACATTAACTCAAAGTCAATCAACTTATGTTTACGGTGACGGCACAAATATGTATTATGCCGACTCATCAAAAGTTGCTAGTTTTAATGGTCGAGTTGGGGCTGTTACTTTAAACGCAAGTGACGTAACAAGTGCTTTGGGTTATATTCCGATTAATCCAAATCAATATATTGAATCTTTTGGATCAACAGGTTATCAAATATTTCCTTCGGGATTAATTATTCAATGGGGAAACATTGCTTCGTGTGGTACTGGAATTACTTACACCCTTCCAATATCTTTTCCTAATAACATTTTTACAGTATTGGCTGGATCTGATGATTATTACCCAGCTTTAGTTCAATTTGGAACCTCCTCCTTTACTTTATCTAGTTTTGTAATAGGACCAAATCAAACTTCCGGTCATGGTGCTCATTGGATAGCAATAGGAAATTAAGGAAAAATTATGTCTAAATATTTTGTAGCAGATCCAGTCTCATTTTTAGATGATCGAATTCATAAGGATATTCCATCTAATGCTGTTTTGATTACTGACGAACAGTGGCAAAGTCTTCTTTTGGGTCAAGCCAACGGACAAGCAATTTCTGTAGACAAAAAAGGGAATCCAGTTCTTATTGACATCCCCGACCCAACAGGAAACGATTTAATTGTTGCTTGTGAAATGTCTGCTCAAGGCTTGCTAGATACAACTGCTAAAGCTTGGGGATATGATTCTTTGGTGGCAGCAGCTTCTTATGCTAATTCAACTAACCCTCAATTTAAAGCCGAAGCAGAGGCTTTGATTGCATGGCGTGACAATTTATGGGCAGAAGCATATACAATGGAAACGGGAAAAATGCCAACAAACGTCAATGATTTTGTGGCAGCTCTCCCAGTAGCACCCACAAAACCTGCAATCTAAAAAGGAAAAAAGATGAGCATTAATCTAACGTTGGAAATTAATGAAGTAGAAGCTGTTGTTGCTGGCTTGCGTAAGCTCCCAATGGAGCTAATTGAGGAAACTGTTAACAAGATCAAGATTCAAGCGATCCCTCAAATTCAAGCCCTTCAAATGGATCAAGAAGCAGCAAAACAAGCAGCAGCAAACGAAGCACCTGCTGACCCTACAACCCCTACAGAATAAGGGATAGACCATGTTTTCTATTAAACAATTCCTCATCAATGCGTCTTCAGAAGTTCGTCAAGAGATCCGTAATTTGATCGATGAGATTGAAGCCAGCGTTTCTGCCGTTGAAGCTCCTGCTGTTGAAGAAGCTCCAGCACCAACAAAAACTAAGGCTAAAGCTGCTGCAGCAGAAGCCGAAACACCTGCTGCGGAGTAAGCGTCATGGATTGGTCAGCAATAGTCGCAGCTATAGCCATTTTAGCCACTGCAGCCTCGGGAGTAATAGGCTGGTGGTCAAAAGAGCTATCCAAGAATCAAGACAAAATCATTGGAGACCAATCCACTCTTGCAAGACAAATCAATAGTCTTGAGGTAAAAGTGTCAGATCATTACGTCAAGCGTGAAGACTTTCAAAGCGTTACCAACCAAATTTTTCAAAAGCTGGACAAAATACTCGACAAACTTGATACGAAGGTGGACAAATAATGTTTAAGCAGATCGCAGCACTAC